CCTAACGCAGCAACAATGTCTCAGAAAGTAGTTCAGTACCAAGCTGCTATGCAGTTAGCTCAACAGGCTCCTCAGTTGTATGACTTACCACTACTACATCGTCAGATGTTGGCAGTTCTGGGTATAAAGCACGCTGAGAAGCTAGTAAAAATGGAAGAAGACCAGAAACCGGTCGATCCAGTATCTGAAAACATGGCGGTGCTACAAGGCAAGCCGGTCAAGGCGTTCATATACCAAGACCACCAAGCACATATACAAGTACATACAGCCGCGATGCAAGATCCGATGATTATGCAGACTATGGGGCAAAACCCTATGGCACAGGCAATTATGGGGGCAGCACAAGCTCACATTGCAGAACACGTTGCGTTTGAGTACAGGAAGCAGATTGAAGAACAACTTGGTGTGCCTTACCCAGCACCAGACGAAGAAATGAGCGAGGAGATGGAGGTACAAATATCTCGTCTAGCCGCCGCTGCCGCACAGAAGGTACTGCAAAACAGTAAATCTCAAGCAGCACAAGTACAAGCTGAACAAGCACAACAAGATCCAATCGTGCAAATGCAGCAACAAGAGCTACAAATGAAGCAACAAGAAGTACAGATAGCTCAGCAGGATCAAGCCTTGAAAGCGCAAAGACTGCAGATGGATGCGATAGCTGCAGCCGATAAACAGGACCTAGAAGAGAAACGCCTCGAGTTCGACATACAGTTGGCTGGGGTTAAACTAGGTTCTGAGATTAAGAACAAGGAAAAGAAAATGCAGATGGATGCGCTATCTGCGGCGGACAAGCAGGAGTTAGGCGAAGCTAAGGCCCACCTCGATGCACAAGTTAAAGGCGTACAGTTAGGACACCAAATATCTTCGGCACACAAAGCCGGGATGAATCCTAAGATACCGGGTAAAGCATGAACGTACTAGAGCTTATTCTAGAAAAGCTAGACGACCAGAAAACTCGTACGGTTGACGATATAGCTACAGGGAACAGAAGTTTTGACGAGTACAAGTATAGCTGTGGTGTAGTAAGGGGTCTTCTCATTGCGGCTGAATTAATAAAAGACCTCGAAGAGCAAATGGAGAAATCTGATGACTGAAGGTGAGATTCTTATCGGCACAAACCCCGATAGTTTGGATTCAACCGTACTACCAGCAACACCGGAAGAGAAAGCAAAGCAGCTACCAGAACCAACGGGCTACCATATACTATGTACGATTCCTGAAGTTGAGGCTAAGTACAGTACTGGGTTGTTAAAGTCTGATGTTTCAATGCGGCACGAAGAAGTACTAAGTACTGTGTTCTTTGTAATGGCGTTGGGCCCAGATGCGTATGCAGACAAAACACGCTACCCGTCAGGACCTTGGTGCAAAGTAGGTGATTTTATTCTAGCCAGACCAACTTCAGGTACTCGATTGAAGATACATGGGCGCGAGTTTAGGATCATGAACGACGATAGCGTGGAAGCTGTAGTAGAAGATCCAAGAGGCATTTCACGCGCATAGTGCAAATTTGTATTAATGGCAGTCACGTAGCCACACATAAGGAGTATTAAAATGTCCATAGAGAAACCGGGACAAGATGAGTTTGAGTTCCCTGACGAAGCGGAACAAGTTGTAGAGAAGGAAGAAGTAGATGAGCTAGACATAGAGGTAGAAGACGATACCCCTGCAGCAGATCGTGGGCGGCAACCGTTACCTAAAGAGTTAGTCGATGAGCTTGAGAAAGATGAGCTTGAAGAGTACTCAGACAAGGTAAAAAATCGTCTTAAACAGATGAAGAAGGTCTGGCACGATGAGCGCCGTGAAAAAGAACGGGCAATGCGTGAACAGAACGAGGCTATGGCTTTTGCTAAGCGTATGCTGGAGGAGAATAAGAAACTCAAGACAACATTGTTTGAGGGCGAGAAAACTTACTTAGATACGTACAAGGCATCGGCGGAACTCGAACTAGGGGTAGCCAAAAAACAGTACAAAGATGCTTATGAGGCTGGAGATTCTGACGGTATTGTAGAAGCTCAAAGTAAATTAGCCGAAGTAAACTATAAGATTCAAAAAGCTAGGGAATATACACCTTCTTTACAGGAAACAGATAGTAGTGTATATAGTGAAGCAACACCTTCTAGAGTAGTACCAGAGCCGGACTCAAAGGCCCTAGCATGGAAGGACAAGAATACTTGGTTCCAACGTGATGAAGAAATGACGGCGTTGGCATTAGGACTGGAGCAAAGATTAGTACGGCAGTATGGCCCTCAGTTTGTGGGCACAGATAAGTACTGGGACACCATTGACGAAACAATGCACAAAAGATTCCCAGAGTATTTTGGGGTCGAAGAAAAAACGACGACCGGGGGCGGCAGGCCCGATTCGCGCACAGGAACAAGACCAGCCACTGTAGTTGCTCCAGCGACACGCAGTACATCCTCCAAGCGGATAAAACTAAATGCGTCGCAGATGGCATTAACTAAGAAACTAGGAATAACTCCCGAAACTTATGCTAAGGAGTTTTTAAAGACATCTAAGGAGAATAACTAAAATGGCTACAAATAGACTTGCACGCGAACTTGATACCCGTATTACCACGGAACGTCCCCAGCAGTGGGCACCGCCTGAGTTGTTACCTGAACCAGATAAACAACCGGGATACTGTTATCGTTGGATTCGTGTCTCCACACTTGGACGCTCAGACCCACAGAACCTCTCAGTAAAAATGCGAGAAGGTTGGGAGCCCGTCAAAGCTGAAGAACAACCTAAGTTCTCACTGTTAGTAGATCCGAATAGTCGCTTTAAAGACAACATCGAGATCTCCGGGTTATTGCTCTGTAAGACACCTGAAGAATTAGTACAACAGCGTAATGATTATTATGCCGACGTTACTAAGAAACAGATGGAGTCGGTGGACAATAGCTTTATGAAACAGAATGACCCACGGATGCCTCTCTTTAATGAGAAAAGATCCACGGCGTCGTTTGGAAAAGGACGTTAACTTTAACTTTTTTAGGAGTTTAATATGGCTTACCCTAGCGTAGCTGGGCCTTATGGGTTTCTACCTATAAACCTGATTGGCGGTCAAGTGTTTGCGGGTTCTACCCGTAACATGGAAATTGCAGTTGGATACAACACCAATATTTTTTACGGTGACTTTGTAAAGAGAGTTGTTGGTGGCACGATTGAGAAAGATACTGGAACTACTGCTAACACACCTGCTGGCGTGTTCTTGGGATGTTTCTACACCGCAGCAAATGGTACACCTACCCGTTCGCAGTACTACCCAGCATCACAAACTGTTGTTTCAGGCACTAAGATCTATGCGATTATTGCAGATGATCCTGACACCCTGTTCAAAGTAGCAGTTTGTTCAAGCGGCGTAGTAATGGCAACGGTTACACAAAATGCACTTGGTACCAATATGTCGGTTCTGGCAACTGCTGGAAGTACAACCACAGGTAACTCAGCATATTCAGTGTTGAGCTCTTCACCTGCGGCTACTAGCACGTTCCCAATTCGGGTTATTGACCTTGTTCCTGAAACATCACCAACACCAACGACCTACTCAGAATTGATCGTTAAGATCAACTTTGGTATCCATCAGTATAACAACGCCACTGGTCTGGCTTACGCCTAAAAGGAGCAATTAAATGGCTATTTCACGTGCACAGATGCTTAAAGAGCTCCTCCCGGGGCTGAATGTATTGTTCGGTAACGAATATGAGCGATACGGCGCAGAACACAAAGAGATCTACGAAACTGAGACCTCTGAGCGTTCATTTGAAGAAGAAACCAAGTTGTCAATGTTCTCTGCAGCTCCAGTCAAGAACGAAGGCTCAGCCATCGCTTACGACAATGCTCAAGAAGCTTGGACTTCACGTTACAACCACGAAACCATCGCCCTTGGCTTTTCGCTGACGGAAGAAGCAATCGAAGATAACCTCTACGATACTTTGTCCTCACGTTATACCAAAGGTCTGGCTCGTGCTATGAGCTACACCAAAGAAACCAAAGCTGCTGCGGTCCTGAACAACGGATTTAGCGCCAGTTACATTGGTGGTGACGGAGTTGCATTGTTCTCTTCCTCACATCCATTGGTTTCTGGTGGCGTCAATGCTAACCAGCCTTCAACCCCTGCCGATTTGAACGAGACTTCTTTGGAAGCCGCCGTTATTCAGATCGCTGCTTGGACTGATGAGCGTGGTCTGTTGATCGCTGCTAAGCCACGCAAGCTAGTTGTTCCTCCTGCACTTATGTTCGTTGCAACCCGTCTTCTGGAAACAGAACTGCGTGTTGGCACTGCTGACAACGACATCAATGCCTTGAAGAACAATGGTTCGATTCCTGAAGGTTACTGTGTAAACCACTTCTTGACCGACACCAATGCTTGGTTCCTAACCACCGATGTCCCTAACGGCCTGAAGCACTTCATTCGCGCCCCACTAGGTACCTCGATGGATGGCGATTTCGATACCGGAAATGTTCGCTACAAGGCAAGGGAACGGTATTCGTTCGGATGGTCGGATCCGTTGGGTATGTTTGGAAGCGCGGGCGCATAAGTAGTAATAAGTAACAATGGATTAGGGGGCTTCGGCCCCCTTTTCTTTTTCTTGACAGCTATGTTTAGAAGTGGTAAAAACATACTAACCAAGAACCCCGACTCATACAGACTGGCTTGGCAGACGTTATAGAGACTGTATGGGCATGTGCTATAACACAAAGGAAATAATATCATGGCAAAAACTACTTTTTCGGGCCCAGTGCGGTCTGGATATCAAGGCGGCGACGCAAGCTCACAAGGACCGTTAACTCCAGTTACTGTTAACTCTGGTTCAATAGTTGAAATAAATACCGGCTCTGGAGCGTATGGTTTTTATACACGTATCGAGCCAACCACAGGTTTTGGTTCTAGCAACTATCAACTTCCGGGTGAAGCATATGGTGTGTTTGGGCGTACTCAAACTGGTACGCCGTTTGCTACAACCCCTACAACAACTTTTAACCATATTACCGGTGTAGCTGGTAATTTTGCGGTTATTGGTTCATATGCTAATAATGGTTTGATGTCCGGTGTAATGGGTATTATTAATACCAACACTTTATCTGGTGATGCCGCTGTTATGGCATTTATGCAGGGTGACTCCGGTGTGACGACTTGCCGTGCAGCATTTGGTGTTGCAATGGCTCAAACCACAGCAGGTTCTGGCTTTACATACGGTCTGGACTTGAAGATGCAAGACCCCGTTGCTGATGCTGGTGGCCCTTCTGGAGTTATAGCGTATAAAACGGCTGAGATTCGCCTAGCTGATGATGCTGCCGCTGCTCCTGTTGTTATCAAGGTAGGTAATTTTGTTGATGGTGCTGCTTCTGGTGTAGGCAAAGGTTCGTTAGGTATTGATTCTACCGACGGACTATTGTTTGTATCTGATGCTTCTGGCAACTGGCAGGCTGTTACTGTCTAATGTTGACTCATGAAGATCCAGAGGTGGCTACAATTGTGGCGCTTCTGGAGGCCCAAAGAGACTACGCAATGGGGCATGCCGCCAAACTTGCTAAAGAAAATGCTGAGTTAATAGCAAAGATTAGCAGACTTGAGGCATCTAAACCGGCGTAGTCTTACCCTACATCTAGGAGATTAATTATGCAGTATGATATTTTAGCGTCGGCCCCGCTAGTCACTACAGGTCAGGTTACTGATAACGCTGGTAGCCCCAATGCTTTAACTAGGTTGCGTATAAAAGGGTTGTATTTTGTAAGTGGTGCTACTGCAGGATCAGTTGTTTTTAGAGACGGTGGATCAGGTGGAAAAGTATTGCTAACTATGAATACACCCGCTTCTGCTGCTAGTGGCTCAAATTACATCATTATGCCCGGGGAAGGGATTTTAGTAGACACAAACCTTCACGGAACTGTAACTACTACAACTTCTGTAGTTGTCTTCTACGGATAAGGGGATCAAAATATGTTTGACGCGCTAGAGAAATCATTTAAAAAGAATGGGCTTAATACAACTCGGGAAGGCAATAACATAACTATTCAGGGGCTTGCAAAAGAAACTAAAAAACCTACACCTAAACCTAGAGCCCCAGCAGAGCAAGCTGCGCGTACAGCGGCTAAAAATGACCCTACGCCTGATGATAAGGCTATGGAAGAAATGCGTAAGCAACTGGCAGATAAAAAGCTTCAAGACCAGCTAAATAAAGGGTATGAAGGTGCTACCGGCGGTAAGAAAGCTGGTGGTGCTGTAAAAATGGCTAAAGGTGGTTTAGTTAAATCTTCAGCTTCTAGTCGTGCAGATGGAGCCGCCAAAAAAGGCAAGACTAAGGGACGTACTTTGTAATGGGCATACTAGCAAATTTAGGGTATGGCGCGATACTTGGCCCTGAATTGCAGGGTAAGGTGCTTAAGCCTTTTGAAAAGGCAGTTACTGTTATGCAACTGGATGAGCCTAATAAGGCTATGATGGAAGCGGCTGGATACAAAAAAGGTGGCTCAGTTAAATCTTCAGCTTCTCGTCGTGCAGATGGCGCGGCTAAACGGGGTAAAACTAAAGGACGGACTCTATAATGACGAAATCAAAAATGATGGCTAAAGGCGGCATGATGAAGAAGATGGCTGGCGGCGGTATGCACAAGATGCCAGATGGTAAGATGATGAAAGACTCAGCCATGAAGAAGATGGCTGGCGGTGGTATGCCTAAGGATTTGGCTGAACACGCTGCTAAACCTGCTTCTAAAGCCCACGCGGGTCTTAAAGCTGGTGGCTTTGTTCGTGCCGCTGATGGTGCAGCTAAACAAGGTAGGACCAAGGGTAAAGTCTTATAATGAGGCCGTCCCGGGGTATGGGTGACATCATGAAGTCCAAGATGCCTAAAGGTAAGAAGGGCGGTTGGATTAAGGATGCTATCAAGAAACCCGGGTCCTTACGTAAGTCACTAGGGGTTAAGGCAGGGGAAACTATCCCAGCTAGTAAGTTAGCTAAAGCAGCTAAGGCTCCCGGTAAACTGGGTCAAAGAGCGAGGTTGGCTGAAACTCTGAAGGGCTTCAAGCATGGCTAAGACTCCCGCGAAGAGTAAAGTTAACGCTGCTGGTAATTACACAAAGCCTACTCTTCGCAAGAAGATTGTGTC